ATTTCTATTATTAGGGTAACAATAGAAATGTTATAATTTCTATTATTAGGGTAACAATAGAAATGTTATAATTTCTATTATTAGGGTAACAATAGAAATGTTATAATTTCTATTATTAGGGTAACAATAGAAATGTTATAATTTCTATTATTAGGGTAACAATAGAAATGTTATGAATATTTATTTACTTGCTTATATGCTTCTAATATGAATCTATGTTCACAGAGATATGCGAGATTTATACATATGTGCATTATGGCATGGCTGTTTAAAACAAAGTTTTTTATTTTACACTCTGGCCATTGAATTGCATATACTATTGCACCAAACAACAGGGATAATATCATTCCAACACCATAAAAAAAAGTATGTGACATGTAACTATGATACATTTGATAATACACTGGTATAAAATATAATGTTACTAATATGGAAATTTCATACAATCGCATATGTGGTGTTCTGTTTAACATTATTGTTTTTTGTATATATAACCATAAAAATAAAATCAGTAATACATTTATTGCTAAAGTAACAGGGGATAAAATATAATAACCTAGTGCGATATTCAAGAAGATAGATGAAAAAAATATCATCGAATAGTCGAGTCTTTGCCAATATAAAAATGATTCATACGACATGCCAGAACATCCAAATAAATGATATCCAATTGATGGTGGTGCATGGATGATTGCAACTAAAAATAGACATATGAATGGAATATCATAATTATTAAATATTATCAGTGTTGCGAATGCATGTAATATTGTAAAAATGCTTGTCCATATATCAAGTAACATGTTGTGCCAATAAAATAGACTTTTTAAACAGTCATTAACTGTTTTGCATTTTCTATAACCTTCTGTTATATATTTATTGCCATCTGTAATATAACTATCAATTTGTGACGAATCATACATATTTTATATTATATTGATTTACTTATGTATTTTTTCGGAAAGTCCGATTTTTGTTTAAGACGAACAGAATTATAAATAAAAAAATTGAAATCTTGAAATAGCTAAAAAACCCACTTTCCAGAAGCGCTATTACATCGCTCCAGAATACAATCACCTGACTCTCCTGTCACTTGTGTTTTGCGCGGTACCCCCACCCCATCTCCCCTTGTTGCCCATCGGCTCTTAACTGAGAAAATGGCCAGCTCTGTCCCGACGGCGTCAATCGTCATCAACAACTACGCAGTAATCAATCTTATCACAGCTCCTGTGACCGGACCCCTGATTGCTCCTGCTCCTTTAACTATTGCGAAGCAGATCGTCACTGAAGTAGAAAGCACTGAAGGCGAAGAGACCCCCCTGTGGACTCCCACCAGAATTCCTGCATGCGGCGAGGGTATGATGTTTGACAAGCATGCGAGAGGCGCTCTCAAACGTGTGATCGATGCCATCACCCCCGAAGCTGTTCCCGAACAGACCCGTCTTCCTACGACAAGAACTGCGGATGGTGACTACAGCGACATCTCCATTCCCAACACCGGTGAGGTGAGGAGTTTGAAGAGACGCAGAAGTTCAATGCTGTTGTTCAAACAACAATCACAGTAGAGAAGACTCTCGCACTTTGTTTATACTTCACAATGCGACAAAATAGTTAAAAACAACAATATTTTATTCAAAATATTATTGTTTCGATAAAAGGAATAAAATTGCCGTTCACATTTTCAGTCTTTTTAATTATTTATTTCTCGTCGAGAATTGTCACATATAATAAAAATTGTAAAATTCCCTAACGGGAATTTTATCATTTTTTAATTTATATTTTCGCCTTTAGGCGAAAATATAAATTAAAAAATTGAATCTAAAACCGTAAAATCATAAACATATAATATATATATACCTTAAAATGGAACATGAAACTAAAAATATAGTCCTGAACATATCGGACAATACATTTATGAGAAGAAAATCAATGTCAATAGATGGTAAAATTGTATTAGCTGAATGCAATGAACCCCGACTAGGAACAATAGTCTACACATATGACGATTCAGTTGATGATGAAGATGCCATCGAAATTATCCTAGAACGATGGGAAGAAGATATCAAAGGATATGACGGAAGATTTTATTCAAAAATAGAAAAAACAGATGTCAGATTCGAAATATGCAAATATGAAAATTCCATATATGTCATTAAATTATTTTTAAACTGGTGTGTGAAAGATGCACCAAAATATGAAATAACAAGGTTTGACATGACATCAGATAATATTGATGAACCAACAAAATTACAAAGACAAAATAGATTAATAACCATATCACTGACCTAGTTTTTTTGTTCTGGCCATTCTAGAGTTTCTGATTTCAGACAAAAATTCTAATAATTCATCAGTCTTGTCCCAATCGCTTATGTCAAATGTTGTCAGTTTTCCAAGCAAAGGATTATATATCTGAATATAATTTGTTTGATATTTATTTATTTTTTTTAGTAATGCAACATAGGTCAACATTTGAATGATCCATTCTAATTTACATTCATTAACAGAAGTTTTAAAGTCAATTAAAGTATGTGTGGTCATGTCAATCATGTCAATCTCGCCATCGATAATTAGGTCTGTATCTCTCAACTGTAATTTGATTATAATATCATCTTCCACATAATTTTTAATCCAGTTGTCAATATCATCAAAAATTTCTTTGTTTGAAATAAATTCTGAATAAACATCTTTATACAACAGTCTTCTTCTATTTTCATAAACATTTTGACAAATTGATACATTATAAATATTCCTAAGGGTGTCAAAATCATTTTTAATAGTTGGGTTTAAAAATTTTTTGTATGATTCGACCATTTGACCGACAAATTCATTTGGCAAGTATGCTTTTGACACAATAAATAATTGTGATGGGGCAATATTTAAATTTTTACATGAACTAATTATTTTTTTAATGATATTTTTCAACATATAGTTATCTTTATCATCTATGCTCTTGACAAAAGTTGGATCATCACTATCTCTGTCAATAGTAAAAATAATTGAGTCTATATGATGGCTAAATAATTCAGTTGTTAACTTTTTTGATATATTTACATTATATTTGTTATATATATTGTACTCATGTGGCAACAAGACAAGAGAATTAATAATTCTATTTGCAATTGAATCTTCAAGACCATTTGTCACAGGGTTTTGGAGTCCGAACGATCTGGATATATATCTGTCAATAAAAATGCCAAAATCAGTTTGTAAATAATATTTTGAAATATCATCATGATACTTATGTTCTCTTCCGACACTTTCAGTCACTGGAACTAATTTAGGCAATATTTCAAGTCTTCTCATTTTTTCAATATCTTTTTGTTCCAACATATCAATTAATTCTGTGACGGCTGATTTGAATTTCATATCTCTATTTTGAACTGGATCAAAATATTTACTTCTGAAGTCAATAAAATTATAATATTTTCTGTCAAGTTCAGATATAAATCTTGTTACACTCTCATTTGTAAAAGATATTTCTAAATGTCTTTTTGCTCTTGTTACAGCAACATAAAATAATCTTCTTTCTTCTTCAATTGCAATAGCTTCAATATCTGCCGGAAATCTATCATCATTGCAACTAACAAGAAATACCGTGTCCCATTCAAGACCTTTTGCTTTGTGAATTGTTGTCAGACATATATGATCTTTACATAATTTAGGTTTACCATCTTTCATATCATCAGATATTAATGCAATATATGGCAATTTTTTAAGACTTGATTTGTTATATTTTTCAATACATTCCTCAATGATTTTTAATGAATAGTTTGTTCTTGAAATAACAGCAATGTCATGATATTGAATATTATTATCATAATAACTTAATATTTTTTGAATAATAGAATTTGCTTGATGTTCTTCTGTTCTGTATTTTACAATTCTTGGTTTAAATCCAATAGACTCTCTTGTTGCAATCATATCTTTTGGAATTTGATCTTTATTTTTTGCAATTGATGCATTTGCCAAATTGATAATTTCTTCTGTCGATCTATAATTATTTACTAGTTTATATGTCACTGCATCTGGAATATGTTTATTAAAGTTAAGTATATAATCAATATTGCTCCCTCTCCACTGATAAATATTTTGTGCATCATCGCCAATTACAGTAATAATACATCCTGCATCATGGAATTTTTTTAAGATCTCAAATTGAATCTGATTGCAATCTTGGAATTCATCAAAAAACAAATATTTATATTGATCTGTTATTTTATGACCATCTGGTGAATTAAGAAATTTTAATAGTTCAGTAGAAAATTCAGACACACCTACATAACCTTCTTTCTTAAAATATGTCATGTAAAAACAATATGCAATACTGTCAATTGTGCCTATTCTTATTTTTGGCATATATTTAAATATTGTTTGAATTCTAGATTTCATAGATTCTGCCGCATCCACATTGAATGTTGTTAATATAATCGACGATGGATTTATATCATTATCACATAAGTACCTAATTCTACATGTCACTGTTGTTGTTTTGCCAGAACCAGCACATGCAATGATTCTCATATTTTCATTTTTGTCTGCTGTCACAATTTTGTATTGTTCATCATTTAATAAAATTTCACCTTTGTCTGTGTCATATTTTCTATAATCAGTGTGCTTTGGAAAACCGTCTTTTATAACATTAAAAATGTTTATCCTATTCATTCTATACTATCTTATTATTTAGATATTTTTATATGAGGTTGTAATATCAATTTTTTTATTTATAATTTGGTCTAAAGACCAAATTATAAATAAAAAATGATGAAATTCCCGCTAGGGATATTTCACAAGTTTTTATTTTTAATTATGTGACTATCGCCACATAGTTAAAAATAAAAAATGATAAAATCGCGTTCTAGCGATTTTACAATTTTTTACCTTGCCTTTCAACCTAATAAAAATTGAAAATAAAATAATATATTAGTATATGTCTTTATAATTCATTAAAAATGAGTACTAAAGTAGTTTTATGTGGTGAAGAATATGACGTCAATGAGACCTATTTAAATCTACACAATAAAGGACTTACGAAAGTTCCTCCGGAATTAAAATTATTTACTAATCTAGAGACATTAGATCTTTCACATAATGAATTTACTGAATTGCCAAAAGAGGCATTCTCAACATTAGAAAAATTAACAACATTGGATATGTATTGTTGTAAATTACGAACAATTCATGAAGATGCATTTTTAAATTTAAAAAATCTAAAATATTTAACACTCAATTACAACGAAATTGAAACATTACATGAAAATACATTTGTCCCATTGTCACATCTTTTGTCATTACAGCTTGCAGGAAATTCATATACCACTTTGCCAGAAAACATTTTTTCACCCTTGGCAAATTTAGAAAGATTGTATCTATATAGAAGTAATTTGACAACTTTGCCATTATCAGTCACAAATTGCACAAAATTAAAAACAATAAATTATGATGAACATAGATTATATTCATCACTTGATGATAGAATTAAAGTTTGGCTTACAAAACTTCATCCAGTTCTATAAAAAATTGAAACTTAAAGATAATTTATTTATAAACATTATTCAAAATGGATGAAAAAAGCTTATTACATCTCACTCCAGAATCAATCCCATTGATATCTCTGGACATCACAAAACAGTTTTCTCAATTGACAGAAAAGGAACAGCTGTATGCATATTACATGTACAAAGCATCATGGGCTGGCGCAATGATTATTGCACAACAGACATCATTTGAGTCAGAATTTTTAATTAAAACTTTTGTTAAATTTTTTCAATCAAACAATGTTCATGATTTGCCAGACACAGAAGATATAAATAATTTTTTAAATTATGTCGTATATGTATTTTTAAACTTTAGCAATTATACTGCTTTTAGTCATAGAAAATTCATTCCACGTATCAGCAGGGAAAAAATGGAAGAAATATTAAAAGATACAGAAAATGTACTAGATAATGGGTGGCTACTTGATAAAATGTATTCATTAACACCATCAACTCTTGGATATCCACCGGAAAATGAATCAGGGTTATTTCCATTAATGACAAAAGAAGACATTTTGAGAGTCGATGAATATCTTAAATATAAAGGAATTGAGGCATGGAATACTGAAGCACAAATGGGAACCAAAGAGAAAAGTTATGAAATTGTAATAGCATCTGTAACAGAACCAATACAAAAGAAATACGATGAAGAAGTATATAATGGATATACATTTAATGTCGTGTATCGCAATCATGATGATTCTCTTTTCAAAGTTGTAAATAATCTTGATAATGCATTAAAATATGTTGCAAATGACAATCAATGGTCAATGTTAAGACATTATATCAAACATTTTAAATATGGTGATATCGAAGATCATATTACTTCACAAAGATATTGGGTCGATGATAAAGGTCCAACAGTTGAAACAAATATTGGGTTTATTGAACGATATAGAGATCCGTCAGGTCTTCGGGCTGATTTTGAAAGCATTGTTGCAATTCTTGATAAAGACAAAAGTAAAAAATATGGAGAATTAGTAAAGAAAGCGCCAGAATTATTGGAACTATTGCCATGGCCAAAAGAATTTGAAAAGGACACTTTTAATTCACCTGATTTTACAGCACTTGATGTTATTGCATACGTGTCATCAGAAATTTTTGCAGGAATTAATATTCCAAATTATCCACAAATTAGACAGGATTATGGCTTCAAAAATATAAGTCTTGACAACATTGTTGTGTCTTCATATAAGGGTCAAGAGAATGTAAAATTAGATTATCTAAATGAAGATGATAATAAGTTATATAAAACTCATTTTAGAGAAGCACTCATGATTGATGTTGCAGGCCATGAATTATTAGGACATGGTAGCGGAAAATTGTTTGTTGAAAAGGATGGTCAGTTAAATTTCAGTAAAGATACAATTAATCCATACACAGGAAAACCAGTTGAACAATGGTATAAAGATGGAGAGACATTCGAAAACAAATTTGGAAATTTAGGATCTGCTTATGAAGAATGTAGAGCCGAGTGTGTTGGACTATATTTAAGCAATTTTAAGGATTTCCATGATATTTTTAATACTGCTGATGCTTGGGACGTTTCTCGTGTTGTATGGTTATGGATAATTCGCGCAGGTCTAGGTGGTCTTATGACATATAATCCAGATACAAAAGAATGGGCTTCAGCACATTGCCAAGCAAGATATGTTATATACAGTGTTTTGAAAGAGGCAGGACTTGTAAATATTGTTATGAATGATGAACAAGACAATTTTACGATAAATTATAGGGATACCACTGGAAAAGGTATTGAAATAATTGAAAATCTTTTAGGAAAATTAAATGTGTATAAAGCAATTGGAGATACAGTAAATGGATTTGAATTGTTTAATAAATATTCATGTGTGGATGAAGAACATTTGAAATTAAGAAGTATTGTAATTAAGAGGAGAAAGACATTTCCTGGATTTATTCAACCAACATTAAAAATGAATATGGAAGAAAAAATAGAAGTAGTCACATATGGCAATACTGTAAGAGATGCAATCCAATCATTTGTTGATAAATATGTTGATTAAATAACTATAATTAAAAATAAAAAATTGAAAAATATCCCTAGCGGGAATTTTATCATTTTTTATTTTTAACTATGCGGCGATAGCCACATAGTTAAAAATAAAAAATTGAACTTGCAATTCTATATTTATAATACCAATATACAATTATCACATCGCCATTTTAAACTATAATAATGGCGGCAAAATACTCCTATAAAACAATTTCAATGAAATGTTACCACTACAAATTTTTTGACAACAAAGTAGATGATGCTGAAGAGTTTGATGAGGCTGTCATATCATGTTGTAAACATGACGGATGGAAAGAAGCATTAGAAAAAATATCAAAAGAAGATGATGAATTATATATAGTAGGACCTTCTTACTATAAAAAAAAATAAGTTGACTGACTCACAAATTTGTGTTACGGGAAAATGTTTAATTGGCGAAAGTTTTATAAAAGCAACAAAACGCGAGTTGTCTGAGGAAATAGGATTCACTCATGATTTGAACGTGAAAGAGTCTTGTACTAAGACAAAAGGAAAGTACACTTATAAAACTTATTGCTTCTGTATAAATGATTTAATTCCATATATTGGCGAAGATCATTCAGAAGTAATAGATGACCACACAAAGAGAGTTCAGATTTTTATATGGGGGACAAAGGAAGACTGTTTGAAAAAAATGAAAGATGTACGTACCAGAATGTTATCTCTTGATGCATCAGATTTAGCAGGAGTGATGATTATGCCAATCAAAGAGATTTTGACTCATTATTCTTGAATATTTTATTTATTATTATTATATATGACTCTTAAATTAGAAGATATTGATATGAAAAATATATTATATGATAGACCTTTTATAACTACAGATCTTGGAAACCGTGTGCAGATTGTATTTGCAGATGATACAGCATCTGGTAGACCATCTAAAATGATTGACAATATGATACAAGAAAGAATAATGCCATATTATTCAAACACACATTCAAATGCATATTGTGGAATTAAAATGAAAAAATTAATACAAAAAACAAGAGATAAGATAAGAGAATATTTTTGTTTGACAAAAGAACATAAAGTATTATTTTCAGGCAATGGATCTACAGGAGCAATAAATCATTTAGCACAGTCTATTAATTATAACAAATATGTAAAGGTCTACATTTATATATCGACATATGAACATTACAGTAATCATTTGCCATGGGTCGAGATGAAAAAAAGATTTGACAATATTGAAGTAATAAAGATCCCCTTTAAAGATGATGATATTGATTTAGATAAATTAAAAAACAATTTAGCGAAATCAACAAAAGAGACAGATGTAATGAATATTGTCACAATCACTGCTTGTTCAAATGTTACAGGTATAATGACTAATGTGAATTCAGTAATAGACATTGTGTCGAAATTTAATAAGGAAGAAAAGAAAGTTTATTTATTTTTAGATTGTGCATGTGTTGCCCCATATAGAAGAATGTGTTGTGAATGTATTGATGCATTATTTGTGTCAATGCATAAGTTTGTTGGAGGAACTGGTTCCCCCGGATTATTAATTGCGAAAGAAGAGTTATTTGTGAAGAACAGTCCATTTTGTGCAGGGGGTGGATGTGTTAAAAAAGCCAATAGTCATGTTGTTGAATATGAAGATGACATAGAAAAAAAAGAGGGGGCTGGAACACCAAATATTGTTGGTATAATAAGAATAAAATACATATTAGAATTTGTTGAAAAACATTATGATAAAATAAAAAGAAATGAAGAAGAAATTACAAAATATGTTTACAATAAATTTAAGGATTTTCCAAAAGACTTCCAAATTTTAATGAACAATGACAAATTTTTAGATAGACGTTTGCCAATAGTATCATTTTATATAAAAGATATGCATTATAATTTTATTGTGGTGTTATTAAATGATCTTTATGGAATACAATCACGAGGTGGTGTTTCATGTTGTGGAATGTTAAGTGAATTTATTCAAGATAAAACTGACATAAATGGATGGTGCCGTGTCACATTCAATTGGATGATGGATAAAAAAACGATTGATTATATAATAGATGCCATAAGATATATCGTTGAAAATGGAAATAAATATAAAGATAACTATGAATATGACGAAGAAGCAAATTTGTTCATTCCTAAAGTAAAACTTAAAAAGAACAAAAAATTACAAGACTAAGTAAATAATCGCTGTTCCCGACTTTATAAGAAGAACAATGTTGAAAAATTGTAAAATCGCTATTCCCGAATTTTATAAAAAGAAGAACAATATTGAAAAATTGTAAAATCGCTATTCCCGAATTTTATAAAAAGAAGAACAATATTGAAAAATTGTAAAATCGCTATTCGCGATTTTATAAAAAGAAGAACAATGTTGAAAAATTGTAAAATCGCTATTCGCGATTTTATCATTTTTTTATTTACAATTTGGCCTTTAGGCCAAATTATAAATAAAAAAATTGAAATTTCATACGAACTGAAAAGCCCATTAAAAAGGAACTTATTATACACTCTTGACATAAATGCCTTAACCAGCATTTGAGCGTATTTTTCGGCTTTTCCGCAGTCTTCCTACAATGGATTCCGCACTTCTCCGTACAGGCGTCTCGGCCTTCTCCGATACTCTCCCCATAGTCTGCTATCTCCCCATCGCCATCGTGGTCTCTCGCATCTTCGAGATTGTCTCCCTTGAAAGCATCTTCTTCTGCACACTGGCATTGTTAGTGCTGGCGACCTACTCAAGCGTCTTCATGACAGTGGCTTGAGTAGGTCGCCAGCACTAACAAT